CAGGGCAAACTCCATGGCGTCTTCATAGAGACTGCGAAAGTCATCCTTTTTGTTCTGCGCTATTTTGTGTCGCTGCAGAATTTGCTCAACGCTCATTTTTGCCATATTAATCTTTCTTGCTTGCTTGATATCTTTTTAGAATTGCTCTACCTTTGGCTGCTAATCGAGCAGCTGCATCAGCGGTCTTTGGTACTGGCTCACCCCATGCATTGGCAGACAGCGCCAGCCTGGTTGGCTCACCCTTCTTATTCACCAGTGGACCGCTGGGGTTAGTAAAGAATCGAGTCAAAAAAGATCCCTTGCGCCTAGCGTCTTGCCCTGTTGGGTTAGATGCTTTGACGCCTGGCTGCAGATTCTTACTCTCGCCAGAGCGCTCGAACTTGCGCCTGCCAGCCTCGGTCAACCCACCTTTAGGATCTTTGTACTTGCTCATTTCTTTTTGGCTGCATTCATGTTGTCAACAAGATTAGGGTATGGGCGCCCAGCTGCTTTAGCGCTGGCCTGCGCTGACTTCTTATCGGCTGGAGACAACTTCTTTGGCTCACCTAAGTTTTTTGGCCGAGCTTGATTCCAAATTTTTTTATTCATATTCATCAGACTCTTCCTCCTCTTCATCGGTAATAGGACCGCCAACTAGCCACGCATCGCACGTGCGAGTAGCTGCACACTTAAAGTGAAACAACTCGCAAAAGCCAAGGCCTGCGGTTTCAATTACGTCCTCGTCATAGCCAGATTCCTCTGCAGGATTCTTGGCCTCGATGCCTGCCTTAATGCAGTCGAGCATTTGGGTGGTCTGGATAAATGCAGCGCAGTTACCGCAGCGCATACCCATGGCCTCATCAACATTTGTGTTCCAGATCACGGTTTTGCGGATCCAAAATATCACATTGTTCTTTGCGTCATCTGGATTAGCTGGCCCATAGCCGACATTCTCAAATGCCCAGTTTCTGTTTTTCAAATTGGTCTTGATGTCTCTGGTGGCCAGGGGGCATTGGTACTCGCCCTCGCCTTCCATTTCTTTCTCGGCCTCTGTGATCATGTTAGTTGCCATTATTCGTACCACTCTAGTTCAAGTAATGCCGTATGAGCTGTGCCATTGACATTGGTTAATCTGAATAGGTAATTGGTTAAAGGCGCCAGCACATACTCCAAAGACCCGCTACCACCACCAGATGATTTTTTACCAGTGCCACCAGTAACGAATTGACGATTGATCAATGTGCCAAGCGTGTTAACCGTTGGGTTTGTCACCATGGCTACATTGCTGGTTGCTTCAATGTTTCGATTTCTACGCACTGGTGTGAATGCTGTTCCACCAGTAGTGGTTGTGCCTTCATAGACAAAAAAATCAGCGTCACCAGAAGACTCCATTGCTATCGTGAGATGGGCTATCGTGCCTGGTCCAGCTGCAAGCACAATGTCTGCGCTTGATCCAGCAGCCAACTTAGCAGAATCTGGATAAATGTTCCACGCAATATATGCACGGCCTTCATGCAATCTATGGTGGTTAATATCCACCATGATCAACCCATTGTCAGACCCAGCAATCATCTGATTGCCATCTTTGTCTTTCTGAGTAAGCGCAACGAATTGCGCTTTTTGATTCTCAGATTCTCTAGTGACGTAAATGATTGCCATTTACTTTTTCTTAACAGCTTGTCTAGCCTCGCTCATGCCAATAGCAATTGCTTGCTCACGTGACTTGACCTTTTGACCAGAAGATGATTTGAGTTTTCCAGTGGAATACTCTTTCATGACCTTATGCACTTTTTCTTGCATCTTAGATTTCATGTCGGTAGCCATTACATACCTCCGAGTTTTGAAGTAACGCCTAACTCGCTATCTTGTCTCTCTTGCGAAAGCAGTTGACGCAAACCACCACCACGTCTGGCAGCCATGCCAGCTTGGGTCTTCTTAGCCAGGTTAGTTTCTTGTGCAGCAAGCTGCTCGTCTTGCTTTTGGATCTGTTCTTTTTGAACTCGGATCTGCTCTTCTGCTGCTGCTGAAGATCCACCACCACCGCCACCAAATAGTCCACCCATGTTTAGCTCCTTGACATCATAAAAAAATCTGCCTCGTCTGGTCCATACTTTTTCATCAAGCCTTCTATCTCGAATCCAATAGCATTTCCCCAACGCACAGCTCGTAAGTCAACGCATCTTACGATTATTTGCACTCGATGTAAATTCTGCGATATCACTCTGAAATCACGGTAAACAATGGCTGCTCTTGTCAGAGTCTTTGGGTATTTACGCCCACGTTCCTCTATAAAGCACCACATCTCCTCGACACCCTTCCAGATAGACACCGCACCAAAGCAGGCAACTGGTCTGCCATGCAATATCGCTGTGATAGCGTGGCCATACCGTGCTTGGTTTTCTAGCATGGTCATCACGTCCATGGCTCTGCTGATGGTTTGAAAGTTTTGAGCTTTGACATTCATCACTGCTACGTGGCCAGGCTGGAATGGAACCCAGGTCAGGCCTGGCATGGTGGGCAGATCAGGCAAAGACATCAAAATCGTCCGATGCTATGGTTTGGGCAATGAAGACTTTTCCATTTGTGCGGTTAGATCCCCTGGTCAGCTGACGATATTCACCGCCACCAGTGAGTAAGTATCCAAATGCGTCACCCACGTGCGAGTGTTCGTTCTTATTTGGCGTATCTTTGAATCTTTCGTGGCCAGCACCGACAGCAATACGCTTAAAGTGATAGCCACCAGAGAGAGACTTACGCAATAACTTGCAGTTTTTGTTGATCAGTAGGCCAGGTTTACCCATAACCATGCGGTTCATTGGTGCAGCTGCTGCCTCACGCCTGGCTTTGAAGTCGTTTGTCGCTGTTGGCTCTGCTTTTAGCCCTAGTGAGCGCAGATATTCAAACGCTGTAGTCTCATATATGGCGTCACGCTGCATACCAGCGGGGTCACCCCATATGCGTACTTCATATTTTGGAAACCTGGTCTGCAACTCAGTGAGCAATTGCTGGCCAAAGCGCTCCAGACCCATATCAAAGGTGACTATCTCATGCAATACACGCCACTGGCCACTTGGATGGCGCTGGCCAAAGACTGCTGCAGGGGTTAAACCAAAGTCTAGACCGACTTGGATAGGCAAATTAGGATCGGCCTCCAGCTCGGCAGCCATGATGTTGTCATCGTACTCAGGCCAAACGCTTTGACCGTCCTTCACAAACGTATAAACGCCCTGGGCATAGCAGCGAATCCAGTCTAAGTTCTTGCCAGCCAGCTGCTGCATATAGTAGCCAGCGGGTAGGTTGTTGACGTTCTCTGCTTTCTCATTCAGACGCCACCATTTGCCACTTGCGAAAATATGGTCATTGGCCTCTGGGTTTTCTGGCAGATCTTCTTTGGCCACCTCAATCACACCACCTGGTTGCTTAAAGAATTTCCACGCATACTTGCCAGTGATCGGTTCTTTCTCAGCGACTCGATGCCACCAGTGGTCATCGTCCATGGGGTTGGTGTCCATGATGATGCCGTGCCAGGTAGCACCGCCATCACGCTTAGTAGGGTATCGGCCAACACGGTGGGTGAGGCCATCAATCACAGCCTTGGGCAACTCACGTGCCTCATTCACCCACGCACCAGTCAACTCAAGCGAGAGCAACTTACGCACGTCTTTTGGTTGATCAAGGGCTAGAAAAATAATCTCGCAGTCAATGCCAGCAGCATCACCCCTAGCAGGCAAGCGGATATGGTGGGTAATCGGTGGCGTCCACAGCAGATTGCCAAATGTGGCCTCTGGGAAGAGATCTAGCCAGGTCTTGATAGTAGTGGTCTTGAGCATGGGGTAGCTGTTACGCACCACCGCCCATCTGCTGTACTTGATGCCGTCCACAGGGGATGGCTTTTGCTGGACAGCTTTGATCATGATCTTGGCTGCACAGGCATAAGACTTACCAGAGCCAACAGGACCCATAAGCCCCTGCACAAACGCATTAGACTGGATCATGTCATAGACGATTGGTGACTTGCTGAAGTCCAGGTTAAGGCCAGCCATTGGCAGTTCACGTGGCGAATGCTCTTTAGTTTTCATGTTTAACCATGGCTTGTTTTGCATCCATGCATTCTTTGCAGATAAATTTCATTGGACCGCCTGTAAACGTCTTAATGTGTCCACCAACTGGTGATTTGTCTTTTTGACATTTCCAACACATCTTACGTCTTGTATTCATTGAGCTTTTATTTGCAATCAATGGATTAACTGATCTTAGATTTTCGGCAAGAATGTTTATTCCGCCATGGCCTCTTATATTTTTCATACTTCATCACCCCTTGGTTTGTCTTCCACATCCACAACATCTGGCGCACGTACATTGATACCAATCACGCTAGGTTTGTCCTCATTGTCTGGGTTGTCCAGCAAACCACTAGCTTTAGCCAGGATCCGCAGCACCGCCACCTTGTCATAGAGATCAATCTCCAGCGTAGACGCACCATCTTTGTCCACACGCACCTTGATGTTCTTAATCGCCATCAGCGCAGTCTCTGGTATCAAGTGGCTAGGCTTGACCTTCACATGGCCATTCTCATCCCAGCTCATGATGTCAGTGATCTTGGTGTTAGCCATGGCCAGCAACGCATACGCAGTGGCCTCCTTGTTCTTGACCAGCGTAGTAGAGCGCTCCAAGCGCCTGACAATGGAGCGAGTGCCACCCCAGCCAGCTACTGGCGGTATCTGAGTTGGGTACTTAGTTCTAGCCATTGCGAGCTTTCAATTTTCTAGATTTAATAATTGGACTGTTTTCACCAGTCCTACTTTTGCAGTAAGCAATAAATCCTGGCATATTTAAATTTTCTTTTTGAGTTCCCCAAATTAGGTTTTCTGCTCGGTTGTTTGTTGCATCTTCATCTAAATGAATTACAACTGCTTTGGCAAAAGGTTTTTCTCCATGGAACGCCTCACAAACAAGCCTATGAATTTTTATGTTTCCATAATGCCTATTGTTAAAACCCATATAAAAATGCCTTGCAGTTTTACTTGATTTTGTTTTATAGCCATAAGTTGGGAGTGGTTTTGTTTTACAAACTCCACCATTTGGCATTGCATACTCTCGACCTGGTAATACAATGCGCCCCCAACTGCTGGCCATAATTCCAGGTTTACTTGGAACTGGTTTCCATATTTCAATGTCTATATCCATTTAGACATAATAGCACATCATTCCTAAAAAGGGATGTCCGAGTCCATGTCTGCCACAGCATTGGCAGCAGGGGAGGGTTTGGCAGCTGGAGCAGCAAACGGTTTGGCAGAGTCCAAGACCATGCCTTGTGCCTGACCCTGCTGTTGCATTAGGTCACCAACAGAGATGCTCAACCACGGCTCACCAGCCTTAGTCTTCTTTACCCAGATAGACATAAAGCGCAGCTCACCATTTGGCAACATCACCTTGCCCGTGTAACCAGGCTGGCTATCCTGAGTCTTCTTCTTGTTGCGAAACACGCCACCCTGGCCAGGTCTTAATTCATAGTTAGTAGTCATTAACTTAGTCCTTTGGTTGAAAAAATAGAGAAAATACCAATGTAGTAAAAGGTATACAGAAAGAAATTGGGGAAAAATTCATTTAAGTACCCCTACGGTGAGGTGGGTGGGTGGGGGGAGGATACATCAAAAGTGCTACAACGCAGGATTGCAATGCCCAAGCACCCTCCTGCCATGCCTCTCTATAGGTACGCCACCCCCCTGTACTGTTCCCATACGTTCGTTTGAGTTCAGTACAGCATACGGTAGCAGGCTCTACAAGGCTTTGATGTGCCATGTGGCTACCCTGATATTGACTGGATTGTTTCATGGCCTTCTAGGTGGCTTAGATTGCGTTTAAACAGCATCCATCTTGGTCTGGGTTGCCATCATGTGCATGATCCCATCAACCAGCGCCTGTTCGGTAGGCTCGATGCCCTCGGCATGGTAGGCAGGCAGCAGCAGTTCGAGCTTGGACTCGATCTCAGCTTTTGAATACTGCTTTAATTGTTTGTTGTTCATAACATTAATATTAATAGATATAGTGTTAAATACGGTGTTCTCTACAACCTGTAGGTTGTCTACGTTAACAACCTGGAGGTTGTCTATGTGGCTCTCTCCATGTACAACCTGGGGGTTGTCTACGTGTGAGTTATCAACAGATTTATCCACAGTCTTTGTGGCTTTCTTTTTCATCTCTGCTTTCATCTTCTTGACTGTGATGGTTTCATTGTCTTGTGGCATTTGGTACTCCTTTTGTGCCTGCTTGGTTGTGGTGGTTAGTGACTGTCTGATCATGTCCTGAATACGTTTGAGGCCTTCTTGGTCTACTTCTTTTTGTAACCTTTTTTCTTCAGCCTCTATCTGACCTGGTGGCCTGGCGTCTTCCTTATTGCTGACCATGGCTATGGCCTCTGCAGCTGTAATCTCTTCATCAAAGATGATCCTGATGGTGTCTGTTGACTTGCCATGGAAACCCTTCTTGATTACTTCTATGTAGCCCAGTGCCTTGAGCTGGGTGACTTGCTTGCTGACTGCCTGCTGGCTTATCTTGAGATCTTTGGCTATGCGTACCTGGCTAACCCAAGTAATGCCAGCTCGGTTGCTGAATGCTGCAATGGCTGAGAGTGTTCTTAATGTGCCGTGGTTGAGCCTTTCATCAAAGATGGCTTTGAATGGCATTACCACGATCTTGCGTTGATCGGGTAGGGCGTCTTGTAGTTTGATCCTGGGTTTAGCAGGCAATTCAAAGGGCAGCACGTTATCTGGCATTGCGCTCATTCTTGTGTATCTCTCTCATGTACTGCCTTACCCTGGCCTCTACGTTTGCGCCATAGAGTTTGTCCAGGCTGGCTAAGTGCTTGTCCACCAGCTGCTTGTCTTTGAGTACTTCCCAGGTTGTCAGCAGTTCCCTGGCATTGGCCATCAGCAGGCATTCCAGGCTGGGTGATGGCGCATTGCTGGCCTTCCTGTAGATGTACTTGTGTCTCATGCATTACGTTGTTGATATTTATATCTGTTCCATGTGGTTACTTCGCAATCCATAGACCACAAAGTGATTCCTGTAATCTCTTTCTGCCTGGTTCTTAGTTTGCGAATGGCTTTTAGATAGATCTGTCTAACACGTTCTTGGGTTACACCCAACTGCAGGCCAACATCTTTAAATGTTTGCTCTTCAATGAGTACTAACCAAATAACCTTCTCTTCACGCTCAAGCAATGGCTTCACTGCCAATATTTTGGTTAGAAAATCACGCTCTTCGACATGGTCTAGATTTGATTCCATCTCAAATGACCATCGCCAGCTGGGCAATGGCTCAAGCTCCTCATTACGGCTGTACCAAAGTTTTTTTATTTCGCTAGGCAAATTCTTGGTCATCAACTGACCATAGTACGGTGAAGATTTACCACTAATCATGCTATAGCCTTCTTGCTCTTCCTTGGCGCCCTTGTCCTGCTCTTGCTGGCCTTGGCTAAGTTGGCAATCCTGGTCAACTTCAACTCTTCCATGTGGGTTGCATCAAAGATCTGGGTGACTTGCTCAGTAGTTCTGAATGTGTGCAAGTTGGCACACTCATAGCGCCTCACAGTAATGTTGCCTTCCCGCTTGCGAGTCTCTTTGACTAGCGTCCAGGCGCTGCAGATAGGACACTTCATTGGCCAGCACCTTGGTTAATCTTTTTGGCCAGCTCTAGCGTGATCTTGCGTGTCTCGTCCAGCAGCTGTCTGTAGTCCTCAACCTTGTGCATCTCAGTGTAGAGCGCCAGCTTTAGTTCCTCGATTGTGGCCAGCCACTGCCTTACCTCATGGTTAACCGTCTCGCTGCCTACTACTACGCCATCCTCATCACGGTACAGCGCAATGTAATCCTTTGTTTTATTCATCCTGATAACTCCAAAATAGCATTAGTGCTATGCTAATAACGGCCACGACAATTCCACCTAAGAATGCAAGAAAGCACAGCAAAAGAATGTTAGTCATTACTTGGCCTCCAGCTGGCGTACACGGTCTGCAAGCTCACGCACCAAGTCAGTCAGCAGCGCCACTTCCAACAGCAGCTTTGTCTCCTTGCTGGGGTTGCTGATAATCTCTTTGCGGATAGAGCTTTGCTCCATGGCACTGAATGCCTCGTCTTCCTCTGGCGTGTGATCAATCATGTGTCTTGCTCCATCGCCCAATGAAGAATGGCCAGGGCATCGGCCTCGTTGTCATCTGTTACTGGGTGACCTTTGGCCTGCATGGCAGCCACCATGGCATCTTTGTTAGCGTTGCCTTTGCCAGTCGCATGGAGCTTGATAGTCCCAACTGGCACACCTGAGTA